CGACGACGCGGTCTATCTTTGCAAGTTGGCGTTCGTGCTCTAGGAGCCGGAAGAACCGCTCGTGGAGTTCGTTCAAGCGGAGTTGACATACGTCAAGTGAGTAGTCGTTCAGCCCGTTCACAGTCTCGGGATCGACACGCTCTTCGCAGTGGATGTCAGAGAGCAGCACGACCATCGTGGCGGCGTGCTTCGGGCCTTTGACAGATTTGGTCAAGGACGGCTTCGTCGCCTCAATCCCGTGCAGCTGCACCAGAGCATCACCACGCTCACGCTCACGGTCGATCTGAGCCAGGGCCGCCTTGTACCGATTTCGGTACGTTGCCAACTCTGACCGCAACCGTGCCAGTTCAGCGTCAGCGGCAAGCTGCTGCGAGTGGCTGATGTCCTCTGCGACTGCGTCCTTCAGGCTCTTTCTAGCCATGTGAGCACTCCCTGTGTGCCAACTTCAGAGATGCCACGGACTCGCATGTTCTCGGCAAGTGCCCTTGCCAGCGTCTTCTTGCGGCTCCCGAGTTCGCCAGCCGCCCACTCAGCCTTGATGGCGTCAAGTTCCTCGCGGTGCTCTTTGGAGAGCCGCTCATACCAAGTAGCCGGCCCGTGCCGAGCGTCACTTACTGCCTTCCGCACGTCCTCGAGCAGACCGCCGCTTCGGCTTTTCGTCTTCATGCTTGGCGTCCTTTCCTTCAAGGTGTATCCAACCGTCTTCGTCAGGGATTCCGCCGCCGGCCACGTCGTCCTCATCCTCGTCGCTGTCAAACGGCGAGATGTCCGCAGGTGGCTGCGTCTTGGGCTTCGGCTGTGATCGCGGGCGTCCCATGCCGATAGCGTGGCAGGGCTGTCAAGCGTTACGCCGCGCGTTGGCAATCGCCCGCCGCACGAGTAGCCTGCCCGCAATGTCGAGGAACGGCAGACCGCGAGCCTCGGCCTGCTCGCGGAGCCATCCGACGATCGTGTCGACGTTGGCCTCGCACCATCCGGGCGTCTCCTGCTCGCGACGGTCCATCTCGGCGGCGCGAACGTTGCACGGGCATGAATCGGCAGCCACGATCCCGACACGCGCCAAGAGCTTTTTTAGCTCAGTGCCGGGACCGTGAGTGGGTGGGGCTGGCGGCGGCAACACGTCTTGCTGGTCTGCGTGCCCACACTCTCGACGAAGTCCTGCAACAGAGGTTGCATGCCCGCAAGACTCGCACACACCGCCGCTGTAGACGCAGTATCTCACGTCGCACACGCTTTGCTCATTATGAAATGCTGACTGTCACCTGCCCCAGCGTCCCTCGCGTATCGTACCACGGCCCAGAAAGCGGAACATATACAGTTTCGGTAGAGTTCAGCGATATTGAGGGAACGTCTCGGCATACACGGCTTCGGCACGCCACGTTTGCGAAGCAAGAAAAGTCCCATGACCAGTAAATATAGTCAGCGTGTATTCCGTACAATGGTCGGCTAAACACCGCAAGCTTGATTTGGTATGCGATCTGCCCGAAGCCGCACTGCGTTGACGCGATTGTTCTTGCTGACTTGTTAATTGCTGTTGTTGTCTTTACTGGTGCTACCACGAGAGTCATTGCAGTAGGTGGATTGATATTTGAGTTTCTATAATCCACGCGCCAGCCCTGCTCGGCTGGCTGGTCTTGACCTTGCCAGACCATCTGATTGCTGAAGTCGGGCCGACCGAAGTCGTTTGCGCCAAAGTCCACAAGCTGTGGGTTAGGGAAATACAGACCAAAGAAATTTCCATGCCCTATAAACGCATTGTTCGTCCACTTCAGTGCGTAACTGCCCGAAAGCGCTGGGTAGTCAACTGCGGGAAAGCCGTCTGGTCTTAAAAAACCTGGCCCCTCAAACGAAACATTTACGTTCAACTCCGGCCAAGACGAAGTGGTAGATACGGACTCAACGCAGTCGGTTGTTTCGTCGCTAGTGCATGGTGTTTTGAAGACCGTTGTTGTTGTTTGCGTAGCGTACGGGCTGCTGTCACATGGATCGCACGAATAAACAGGAATCACAGTAGCTACCGTCCTCACGTTCTCAGGCTGCGTCACAGTGTTTAGCGTAATTGTGTCAAAGCCAGGGACGCACGAGCATATTTCTGTGTTGCTGACAAGTCCTATCGCGTCTTGCGGGCACACAAATGGGAGGTATGTCGCTTGGCTGTCGTCTATAATCACGCGAACGCTTGACAGAGCTTCTTGAGTGCATGTTGCATTTCCGTATGCATTGGTGCAGACAAGGATTTCATCAAACGGAAACGTGCTGAAAGTTTTTCCCTCTGGAGGTGAGAATAATGCAGTCCCGTTTTCGTGCAATAACAGAAGCGTGTTTGCCCGCACGTCTATTGATATCGAATTGCCATAGTATGCACCAAAGTTTATCCATCGATTGACGCTGCTGTGCCATGTCGTTGCGTACTTGCAAACATTTTGATTATTTCCTAATGGTGCCCCAATTTTAAAGATTGTGTATGAACAGTCGTCGTCGCTCAGCTCACGGTTGCTGAGATTTCCGACGGGACAGGAAGGAAGCCCCGAGATTGTCAAAGTCGCTTTTGTTCGCTCTGGTGAACACAGGCCGTTGCAGCACCCGCAGTTCTCCGCGAGCAAGCCGTCCTTGAGGATGAGCGATCCGTTTTTGGTTGCGAGCGTCATGTGCAGGCCGTGGTATCAACCCACGCCAGCCCTCCGTTGGCTGCGTGCGTTAGGACTTGCTGCTTAGACGACGAGTAGCCTGCCATGCTGTGCCAATCCCAGCCGACTAGCACCCACTCCTCGGCAACATACGCTATGAGGCAAACAGAACCCGACAGCGTGGCGATGTAGTTTTTCGCTGTGTACGTCGCCCCAGAAACGACAGCATCGGTGACGGTTGTCGTGCTGCCTTTCGTCCAAGTGCCCGAGAAAGTGCCACGAATGACGCCTGCCTGTATGCGTATCAGCGCCCACGTTGAGTCTTTCCACAGGACGTGAGCGCCAGACGCTTTTCCCAGATCCGCAGATTTGCACTGCACAACGCCACCAACAGCCACCTTGCCGACGTTGCCGCTCTCAATCGGCTCAACGGCCACGCACCAGGCCGTCGTGGTCGCACTCGGCGTGCCACCCGTCAGGACCGGCATCTCCTCGAACGACGCTGTAGCACCGCCTGACTCGCCCGTAGGCGTAATAGCCACGCCAGTGATCGCCAGCACGCCCCATCGCGCTACGGTCACGCTGGGGCGGCAGTACGCCCACGTATACGGCTTGAGCACAGGCGAACCGGGAACGCCTTCCGTGCCGGGATTCGCCCCTAGAACGATGTCGGCAGCGTCCTGCGCCCGATTCCACGCACGGGCAGAGATGGCACCGCGTAGCGGCTGGCCTGGCTCAAGACGTCCGTCTGGGCGAGGCATTAGGTTGTTCCTATGCCGAGCGTTGAGAAGTCGCCGTCCATGTAGACCTTGTCCACGTAAACGGCCTTGGGTTTCTTGATCAAGCTGGAGCTAGAAACAGCGTCTTCGTATCGCACCCACAAGTACTCGTGGCCTTTCTTATCAATCCCCGTGATGTCTCCGATTGTTTTGTTGGTCACGTTTTGCGAGGCCACAAAACGGTACGTCAGCGACCACGGACCACGACCTTTTTGGTCGTCCCATTCTTGATTGCCAGAGCAGCCGATAAAAAGTACTTCGCCGGCAGCAAAGCCACGGAACGATGCGTTGTTCACAGTCCCGGTGATGCCCGCCAGCCCTCTTATGTACTCGCTAGTGATGTACGCATTAGGCACGTCGTACTGCTCTTGCCATTGCAGTTGAGGAGACACAATGTCAACGCCGTTCACGCCGTTGGAATCCACTCCGATGGCACCATTCAGCATCGGCGCACTGGAAGGAAATCGCCGCTCAGGGCTTGCGGTAGTGACAGTGTTTCCGCTGACAGAGACTATGTCTCCCTGAGCAGCCTGCGTGATGTGCTGCGTCCCTCCGGTCGTGTCAAACGACCGTGAACGCTTCAGCGGGTCAGTCTCTTCCGGCTCGGCACCCGATTTCTCGTAGTTGATCGTGACCTGCCAGGCGTTGTCGCCGAGGTAGGCTATTGAATAGCTTTCGGCCCACAGCTTCGCACTTGCAACGTTGGGATACTGCCACCCGTAGCCGACGGTGCTGATCTGCTGGTTGACCGCAGTGTGAACATCAACGTCGTTGGCAGTGCCGAAGAGCTTGTAGCTCTTCGTCATCGTTGACGTAGCCTTCTTGCCACGACGCACGATGGTAGCCTGACGTGAATCGCCGTCTTCAATCCATACTAGTTCTGGCATTATGCGGCCACCGCCCCTTCGTCGCCAAAGTCGTCTGTGTTGCCCTTGATCTGCTTGAGAACGTCAAGCTGCTGCTGTGCGAGGCTGGAACCGAACCCCATGCCGCCTAGATTCACCGACGAAAAAGTGCCTGCAACTTCAGCCTGCTTTCTGGCGGCATCCATTGCCGCCATTTGCATCTGCTGCTGATCTGGCGGGCTTACGGCTGCTGGAGATTGCACAACTCCAGACGTGCCAGTTGGCGTGAGCTTCTCGGCGGCCAAGTCAGCCGCCTCGCCGTACCTTTTCTCCTGCGACGCCGTCAGCATCCCAGAGTTCTTTAGAGCAAAGAACTCGTCCGCCATTGCTCTTAGATCGTCAAGACTCTTGGCACCACCAACGGACGCGATAAGGTCGTCGGCTTGCGACGTCAGGACGCGACGCAGTCCAGCCTTCGACGTAAGGGACGACAGCCGTGATTTCGTGCTGCTTGTTTGATCCGCGATGTCAGTCGCAAACCGCTTCGCACCAGAAAGCCGATTGTTGATAGTATCTTTTCCGCTGGCTTCCATTGCGGAAATGTTTCTGGCCCGAGCGTTGGCGAGCGCCGCAACTTCGTCCGGCGTTACGGCCCCTCTTTGATCCAGGCCAGGAGCCGCACCAAAGGCAGACGGAGACGCCGCAAAGCCGTCAATCCCGAGTCCTTCCATCGCTACAGCAATTCCCGTCCCGAGATCCGTGGATCCATTGAGGAACTGAGCCGACCATTCAGCAAACGACGACTGAAGCTTTCCGGTGCCTTCAAGCCATGCAGCCATCAGTCCGGTCATTGCGATGTCCATCGCACCGCCAAGATCGCCGCCAGAGATGGCGTCATAGATGCCGGTCATCGTCTCAGATGCGATTGATTTCACCTCAGTGAACGTCGTGGTAAACGCTGCACTGAGTTCCGGCGACTGCACGACAAGTGCCGCAATGCCTGCCGCCAGTAGCCCGAGCGGACTGAGGACGGCACCGATGATGCCACCCACCATTGTGATGGCAGCGCCCAAGCCGGCGAGCGCCACGCCACCAGCAATCACTAAGGCAGTTGTCTTGGCGAGATCCACAACCATCTGCTGGTTGTTCTTCACGAATACCGTAATGCTGTTGGCTAGGTCTTGGACGAACGCCAACGCCGTCTGTAGGCTGGGGGCCAAAGCTGAACCAACCTCAATTGCGGTGTCGTTGATTGCAGACCGAGCCAGCCGCATTGAGCCGCCCAGGCCGGAATCCATCTCCTTGGCAGTCCTTGCCGCGACGCCTTCCACATTCTTGAGCCTGTCGGCAAGTTCTACGACGCCGCCGGATGTCTGCGACAACACGTTGGCACTGGTGATGCCAAGCAGGCCGAACGCCTTTGCCATTCTGGCCGTTCGCTCTCCGACAGGCATGTCTTTGGTGACGGTGTTGATCTCGTCAAGGATCTGCACCAAAGGCTTCATCTGCCCTGCGGCGTCAACATTGGACACGCCAAACAACTCTTGCAACTTCTCGCCAGCACCGGCAGAGATCACAGACAGTCGCCGCAATGCCGTGCCGGCCTCGCTGCCTTGGATGCCAACATTTCCGAGCACGCCAAGGATCGCCGTTGTGTCCTCGAGCGAAACGCCAAGCGACTTTGCCACTGGGCCTGCGTACTTGAGCGACTCACCAAGACCATCAACGCTGGTGAAGGTCGCATTGGCAGTCTCCGTGAGAACGTCCGCAGCCTTGGCAGCGTCCATCGCACCAAGCCCAAACTGACGCAGCGTGGCCGCCATGATTCCGGCAGACTTGGTTGCATCTGTTCCAGTAGCCCTGGACAGGTTTAGCACAGCCCCCGTCATGTCGTTGATCTCGGTTGGGCTGAAGCCAGCCCGCCCAAGTTCAGTCATTAGATTGGCAACCTCAGTAGCCGTGAATGACGTCGTGGCACCAAGCTGCCTCGCACTTTCCGTAAGCATCGACAAAGCAGCAGCACCGTCAGGCCCGAGAGCACCAGTGACGGCGGCAGTCGCACGGATGGCGTCATCAAATGACGCAAACTGCTTCACGGCCAAGCCGATAGGGGCACCAACGGCTGCGCCCATCGCAGTCATTTTCATGCCGACACCAGAGATCGACCGACCAACGCTCTCAACGCTGCGGCTGATGCCGTCAAACGTCTTGAACATTGTTGACAGGCCAGCACCGACACCGAACGACCCAAGCTTTGAAAGCCGCTTGTCAACGGCGTTCGCCATCGCAAAGAAAGCCTTTGCGTCAGCGCCGATCTCAACGAACACACCGCCCATCCGAATACTACCGGCTTTTGCCATCATGTTCTCCGGTAGCTAGGCGTGTTTGTTCCAGTTTGGGCCGAAAAGCCGCTGCAAGTCTTCTGGCGTGGCTTGCCGTGGCTTTTGCTTTTTGGCGTAAGGGTGAAACTTAGAAGGCTCTGCCGTTGGCTTTGTGCTCGACTTGTTGATGTTGTAGTTCTGAGAAAGCAGGCTCGCCGTGTGCCACCATGCAGCTTCTAGGCGGGCGTTGCGAGCGGCAACGAGCTGTCGGAATGTCCACTCGCCTGGATGGACTCCGAGGATTCCTGCTGCTTCCCAGATTGCATTCCAGATGGCGTCGGAGTCTCGCCCGTCATTGCCAACTGCATTTGCGCCACCGCCTCTGCGATCACTGCTTCCATCCGTTGCTCGTGAGCCTCGGCTGTCAGCTTCGCCAGTGGACGGCGGCGCTGGGGGAAAAAATCAATCAGTTCCTCCTCGAGCGCCTTTCCTGCGGACTCCAAGGCATCCCCGCGCAGCCCGTCAAAAAAGTCATCCCTAGACAACTTCTTCTCTTCAACTTGCTTGCACAGGACCGCGTACAGCGTTTCAGCGAGAACCGTGTATTGAGTCCGCAGGATGTGAAACGTGGCAGACACATCTGCCACGTTCTCGATCTTGAATGGACGCTTTTCGCCATCAACGTCAATCGTGACGTTGTCACGCACTCGCATCACGGCAGAGCAAGTCAGCGCCAGCCGCCACGGCCTGCCTTCGTCGTCTTTGAACTCACGCACACTGCACCCCACTGCTATCGAGTAAGCCTCGGATCGGTCATCTTGCCCTCTAGCACGAACGACGCAACGCCATCAATCGGGTCTGTCTCACTGATGCCGGTCAGCACAGCAAGGAATGAGAACCCAGCAGCACCGCCAGACACTTCAAACGTCCCGCCCGTGTGCATCTTCCGAAACGCCGTGCCAAGGTCGGCAGAGTCGTTCAGTTCCACGCTCACCGTGCATTCGTAGCCAGTGCTGTAAGTCGCTGCGTAGCGACTGCCGTACGGGTTGACGTCAATAGTGCGAGCCGACTCTGTCAGCGTCACATTGCGAGCGCTGGTGATGGTTCCGCCATCAAGCTTGATGGCGCAGTCCTTGCCCAGCGTGATCGCCATCAGAACTCCTTCAGCGTCACGTTATAGGTTACTGCCCCCTCAACTCTGATGTTCTCCGAAATGCTCATGACCGAGTAGTTGTTGGCTGTTCCAGCAGCGTTAAGAGACGTGAGCAGTCCGTCTGGATCGTGACACTCGATCTCCCACGTTTTGGTAACGAAGCCGGCCTTGGCGGCATTGCGGCCAGGAGCACCAGCAGAACCGCCAATGTTCGAGCGGTTTGAGACGTCAACCGTTTCGCATTCCTGCGTGAATGTCGCCGAGATGACGCCTTCAATCACGTTTCCCAATGTTGGTGTCGGAATGCCGGTGCCGTCCTTGCCAAGAGTGATAGCCATGTGTGTTTGTTTCTTTTCGTGGTGAGTGGTTAGGCGCTGCGCGAGCCGGACACGGTGAAGGTGACGACGCCATCTAGGGGCTGGCTCTCAGTGATGTTTGTGCAGACGTAAGATGCGTTGCCGGTCTGCGTTCCGGTGATGGTGAACGTGTTGCCAATGGTGACGCCTGGTGCGTCAACGCACTCAAGCTCAATCGTCTGCTCAATAAGAGCTTTTCTGAATTTGCGGCTGGTGTCGCCAAACTTCGTGACGTCAACTTCAGACGCCGAGTTTGTGACAGTGCAGGAGCGAGCGTTAGAAACGCCTGCAATGGTCACGTCTTTACCGAGCGTGACTTCAATTGTGCCAACGGCCATGTGTTGCCCTCGTGTGCGAGTGCCAGCGGTGCGGCTGGTTCGCTCACGGTATGGGCAGTAGGGCGGAATCTAGACCGGGTGTGCCGTCAGCCGATACTGCCGCCGGAAAAGG